TGTAATCTCCGCCCTGACCTGCGTTTCGACTTCAGCCGTAATCCAATCAGTGCCGAGGTTGAATATCTGGTCATTTACCTCGATGTAATCAGTACCGAGTATTTTCGCTATCTTAAGTTTTTCAGCTTCTGTAAATGCCATTGAAATTAGATGAAGGGGGAGGCGGCATAACCGCCCCCACCCTATTGGTTAGTGGTTACTAAGCCGCCTGACACTTGAGGACAACGCCCGCAAGGTCTTTGTTATCGGTGGCAACCTTGTCCCAGTTGGACGCAGTGCCGAGCGTTCCCGCAGTCGGGTTCGCACCGCCGTTAGCGATATCCCACTTGAAGCCACGGACTCCGAGGTTGTATGCGTACTCCGACTGGCTACGGACAACCAACTGCTCAAGACCCGTAACATTGTCGATGACGGTGTTGACCGCTTCCGACTGATTGATGTCGAGGGCTCCAGCCTGAAGACCGAGCACGAAGTACGAATCGGGGGTATCGGCAGTCGCAATAAGCGAATCCGAATCCGTGATGAGGATGGGTCGTCCGAGACCAGCGACATCGACACGACGGATGACACCATCGGCAATGTTGGTGACATTGGCGGTGATGGCGTTCTGAGCGAGGTCGAAGTACTGCTGTGAGTGCATGACCCAAGCAACAACCTTGTCCGAAGCGTCGCCGAACTTGGCGAGCGTCGCAAGCAGGTTGCTGTAGGTGATGCTCTTGGTCGTCGCCGCAGTGACATCGTTGGTCACAGCCGCTTGGTTCGCCAGAGCGACACGAGCACAGAGAAGTGCCGAGTTGAGCTGGTCAACAATCATCGCCTTAGCGAACTGCTGACCGTGAGCGAACACCATCTCGTCGAAGGAGATGCCAGCCATCTTCGCCGCCTTGAAGGTCAGGTCGGTAGCCGACTTCCTGTGGAGCTTGACGCTCACATTCTCGTCTTCGGTCATCTTGACAGGCGTAAGAGCCGAGTCAGAGGTGATGTCCTGACGGGTGATGAGGTTGGCGATGGTCTTGAAGAACGCCGCCTGCTCGTAGTTACCCTTCACATCCGCAGAGCGGAGAGCGATGGAGCCGTTGGAAGCCGCATTGAAGGCTTCCGTGTTCTGCGTGAGAGTCTCAGTCAATCCCGACTGAAATTGACTCTCATAAATCTTCATATCTGAAGCAAGTGTAGTTGCCATAATTAGTTATTCTCCAATTCTAAGTGTATTTTTTCTTGGCGAGTTCCACATCGCCACCAGCGTCTCGAATTGCCGAGGTCTTCTCAGACCTGCTGAGTTCCGACCAACTGCGACCCGATGTGCCGCCCGTACTAACTGAGGTAGAACCGCCAGTACCACCTGCGATATTTGCCGCAAAGAAGAACGGAGATTTAGACCGTACATCCTCGACAAGTGCGTTGAACTCATCAGCATCGCCAATGCCATTGAGCTTTTTGAGAGCAAATCCCGACTCCGTAAGAGACAACTCGACTTGCTCCGAAATTTCCTTTACCAAATAACCAACACGGTCTGGAAGAACGCCACGCTCTATAAGTGCAAGGGCTAGCTTCTCTTGCTTGAGCGTCGATTCGATTCGACTGCGTTCCCTGCGTTCAGTCTCCAACCGCTCCTCGTAGGCTTTCGTCTTGGATTCAATGAGCTTTTCGTATTCGCCTTTCTTGGAAAGACGCTCTTCTTCAGCTCTTTGAAGCTCTTCCATTGCCTGACGAGCTTTGTCAAAATCAAAATTCTTTGCAACCTCAGCGAGTCGCTTGAGTTCTGCGTTTTCTTTGAGGAGTTCTCTGTTTTTCCTCAAGACCGCATCAGCGTCTCTAACCGATTCTGTGGCTACATTGTCAACAACTTCCGTATTCTCCGCTGGAGTGTTCATTTCTTCGTTCATATTTTCCTTATTCGCTGAATAATATATGCCGTAGGCATGTGGTCGGTATCGGATGCCACCGAAACTGCACGATGGCATCCGACCTTACAGGAGGTTGTTAAGTCAATGACCACTGTTGACTAACTGTCACTTGCGTGACCCCTAGAATAAAACGCAGGTTAAAAATACTGTCAAACCTTATTGCGTTTCTTCTTTTTACCAGTTGCAGAACCGAGTGCCCGCAACATATCGACTGAGACTGTATGTCTTTCAATCTCGCCGAAATCCTTGTGATATATGACAGCTTTGGCATCTCGACCCGACCTGTAACCCATCTGAGCCGCCCATGCGTTTCTTGCGGCTAGGGTTCGTGCGGATTCGATAAGTACGCCGTCCTTTTCAATCTTTCTGTCCTGATGAATATGACCCGTCCACCAATATTTGTGGTCGGTCTCTCCCCAGTCCTCTTTTCGGTCATTAGCCATCTGCATCGGCAAATCCGCCATTTTGATGGTATGCCCGTGATGAACCCCTATCAGCACCTTCCCATGACGGTAGTAATGCTTGATGGTCGGGGCATCAAGAATCTTGACCCTGTTCTCTTTTTCAAATAAATGGCTCAATAGCGTCATCAGGAACATCGCTGAATGGTCATCATGATTTCCGATGGCACATATAACGGTGACCTGCTTGTGCTTGGTCAGAGCCGCCTCGATACAGCGAATCAAAGCCCTGATACCCGTTCTGAGCACTTTGAGCCATCTTGAATCGGTATCCAATTTGTGTCTAGACCGCATTGTAACGCCTTCCATTGAGTCTGCCTCAAAGAAGTCGCCAAGGTTGCAGATAAGTGCATGCTCTGTCGGGGGTGCTGACCCAACCAGCCTTTCCATGGCATCACACAGGTCTTGCTCTGCAATCTGCAGGTCGAAATCGCCTGTTTCGGTCTCTTCATCCCAAGAATACAGCCCGAAATGGGGGTCGCCCATGGGATAAACCGTAAGCAGGTCGGCATTTGGCTTTTGTATAGGGGCGAATTTGACAGGGGGTAGTTTCGGCACGGCTTCGCAAAGGTCGTCAATGACTGCCTTCATCGCTTCATGGTCAAACTTCTTGTCCGTTTTGACCCATTGAAGTTTTACCTTGCCGTCTTTGTCGAGAAGCACGGAACGCCCTTTGATGAACATTCCCTCCTCAGTCAGGCGTTGTTCAGCCTCAGCGTCAACCCTGTGCTTTCCATTGACGATATTTTGTATAGTCCAGCGACTGACCCCGTACTTTTCCGCCAAATTATTGACGAAATTGTATCGACGACCATCCGCCACTGCCTCGTGGTACGCTTTCAAAATCTCCGCACGCTGTGCGATAGTTATTTGTTTTTTCATTTATCCTCGTCCAAGACCATGGCTAATAGTTTGGCATAGCCAGCTAAATCCACTAGGTTATCCCGCTTGTGTTTGATTGATTCTCTGATGAGTTTGATTGCAATCATGCACAGGATGACCTGTTCGGGGGTTATTTTGGTGTGCAATATTAGTGACCAGAGTTTCGCAATCAAGCCATATTTAACGCTTGGATTGCCGTAGTAGTCATTTCGGTCTCCGCTCACTAACTTTTCCGCTTCCTGTAAAATGTTCATTCAACCTACCTGTATACGATGAAACATCGGCAGTGTGAGCCACATTCAAGACTGCCCAGTGGAGGCATTTTCCTGATTGGCATCCATTGCCCCGAAAACCTTCTACATCCATTGCAGGATTCCTTTGCCCGACGATATCGCCTCGCTTCTGTATAGAAAGGGACAATCCGTCGCTCATTGTTGTCGGTAACCAACTTCTGCAAGCCTGTCTTCAGTATCTGCTCCAGCCATGAGAAGGTCACTAGGATGGCTAGGAAATACGATGATGACCTCGACTGCTTCTTGGCATCGCTCACCTTGTTATTGATGATGTCCTGCCGATAACCGTCGAGGTACGATAACTCAGAATTAATGCGTGCCGCAAGGTTTTTATCGGCACGAGCCGCATTTATTCCGCCCAAAGCCAGACCAGCCGCTATGAGGTGGCTGACCTTGATGGTGCTGGACATCCTTCGATGCCATTCGTTGATGTCGATGCGACCAGCGATGAGTGCGTTTGTATGTTCCTTGGCTCTCCGCTTGCCAATCTGTTCCGCCTTCTGCAGAAGTTTCTGCATGGTCGCCTGCGAGACACGCCGTCCATCAAGCACAAAAACGCCCCGCTGACGGTCAAAGTCAACGGTGTGCTTCTGGCGATTGCGTCTTTCGCCCCTAAAAAGCAAGAGCAACAAAATCAGACTTGCTTCGTCTGCCTGTTGCTCCAGCTCCTTTTCGTCTTCTGGTGTGAACATTACCTCTTTCGCTTTCTACGAGACTTGCCCGCCATCGAGTAGGCTATTGCCACAGCCTGTCTTCTAGCGGCGGCGGCACTCTTCGGGCGAGATGTGCCTATTTTACCCTTTTTTCTATAGTCTCTAATCAAAGTTCCAATGTTCTTAGATATAGTCTTCTTCGACTTCCCTTTCCTCAACGGCATCTGTCATATTCTCCAGTAATAGGGGTATGTCAGTCGGCGGTTGGCCATCCAGCAAAACAACATCCTCAGAACGCAACTGTTCAAATATCCTGTCCATTTCCTCTTCGTTGACGACTCCAAGGAACTGCATCAGCCATCTCTGCGACATGATTCCCTGCAGTTTATTGGCAATCTCAGCCCTGAGATTCAGTTCATCCATTGAGAGCTTGAACTCGCTATCAGTCGAGAGCCATGCGGTGCGGAGCATAACCGAACCACCAGCATCACGGGGCAACATCAGGTATTCGGCTGTGTGTCCAAGTGCCAGTTCGATGGCATCCTGAAGCGAGCGTGCGAAGATGCGAAGCTCTGCGGTCTCAGAAATCGAGTTCATCAGGATTTCGGTAGCAGTCATGACGACCTGCGGTTGACCCGTCAGTATCGACAATCCCATCAAAGCCGCCTCTTCACGGTTATCCTGCAAAGTCTGACGGACGACATTCAGCGAACTACCAGCGACTTCAGCGAACCCGAACCCGCCTTGAGCCGAGGTCTGCACCATCGTCGAGCCACCAACGACAATCTTATCGGCGTTGCCGAGTTCTACGCCCTTACCCACAGGAATGGGAACGCAGGTCTTGTGGATGAGCGACTTGTAGTCCGAATAGGTCTGGAAGTGCTCGATGTTTTTCAGGGCGATGTCCAGCAGGAACGGGTCACCTGCCAGTTCTCCGATGATGGCGACTGGAATCTGTGACAGTTGTGGTAGTGAACCCGAAGCCTCAAGGACATATTCCGTCCTCTTTTCCTTCTCTGAGTACATCTCACGATACAGTTCCCAAGTCACAAGATTCCCGTCAAAGCGGAAAACCCTGAAACGGGTCACTTCTTCGCTTGTGAAACTGCCTGTCGCCTCTTCGCTCTTCTCACGGAAGACGATGAGTGAGAGTTCAGTGCTTTTACTGATGGGATTGATGCGATAACGCCAATTCCAGACATCATCGGCTTCGTACAGAATCCAATAGGGGCGGATGCCAAGGTTGAGCTGGTCTTCACGGCTGGTCGGAATGACCATCGGGGCATCGACCAAAATGACCGAATAGCCCTCAAAGCCCAATTCAAATGCCTTACGGCAGAAGACATCGCCATGAGTGCCCGCATTGTCGATGTTCTCCCACAAATCAACGATTTCGGAATCAACATCGGACTGCAGGTCTACGCTGTCCTTGAAAACCAAGCCCGTCATGACATCACGGGTCTTCTTTGTCAGATTGAAGCAGGTGGCAGTCTGCACACGATAGGCATAGTCGGCATCGGTCTCTGCAGGGAATTGAGGCAGATATTTGCGGGCTTTCTCACGAAGCTCCAGCGTGCCTTCGATTACA